TTAACAGGAAAAAGAGAAAGAGTAATGAATCCTGGCTTTGGAGCTGGGTTATTAGGATTAGCTCCTTCCTTAGAAGACCCTATAGGCGATGCAGGAGTTTTATTTAATCAAATCACCGAAGAAAGAATAGATCAAATTGAAAATTTAATTTATGGAGGGGTAGATTTATATTTCCCCACAGTTAAAATTGAAAGTTTAAGTGTAGATCTTCAACCCGATTCTAAAACAATTATAATATATCTAAAATATACTGTAATCAATACAAATATTGAAGACGAATTACAAATAAACCTCAACAATGGCGGAGTCTAAGCAAATACAATATTTAAATAAGGATTTTGACGGGTTTAAGCAAAAATTGCTTGAATTTGCTCAAGTTTATTATCCCGAAACATACAACGATTTCTCAGAAACATCTGCAGGGTTGATGTTAATTGAAATGGCATCTTATGTAGGTGACGTTTTATCCTATTATGGTGATAATCAAGTTCAAGAAAACTTTTTAGAATTTGCTAAACAACGAGATAACTTATTAGCTTTAGCTTATAATCATGGTTATTTTCCTCAAGTAACAAATGCCGCTACAGTTGATGTAGACATATACCAAACCCTACCTGCTACAACTGCCGGAGGATTAGTTAAACCTGATTGGAATTATGCTATGATTTTATCTGAAGGTGCACAATTGCAATCCTCAAATAACACAAGTGTTTTCTTTTATATAGAAAATAAAGTAGATTTTACTATTTCTGGAAGTGCAGATCCAACTGACGTATCTGTTTATTCTATAGATGGTGCAAATCAACCTAATTTTTATTTATTAAAAAAGAAAGCAAGAGCTACTGCAGGTACACTTAAAACAAAATCCTTTACTTTTACAACCCCACAACGTTTTTCAACTGTTGAAATTGAAGATACAAATATAATTGAGATTGTAAACGTAACAGATAGTGATTCTAATAGATGGTATGAAGTACCCTACCTAGCCCAAGAAACTATATTTGATCCTACAACTAATATAGCTGCAAATGACCCTACTTTATATCAATATAACGATACAACACCTTATCTTTTAAAGATTAAAAAGGTACCTCGTAGATTTATTAAAAGATTTGAATCCAATAACAAATTAAAAATGCAATTTGGACCTGGTGTTTCTTCAAACCCAGATGAAATTATCACCCCAAACTCAGATAATATAGGATTAGGCTTACCCTATGGGACTGATAAATTGACCACAGCATGGGATCCTTCTAATTTCTTATATACACAAACTTATGGACTAGCTCCTTCAAATACTACTTTAACAGTAGAATACCTTGTAGGAGGTGGAGCTACTTCTAATGTTACAGCCCAATCCCTAACTATTTTATCTTCAGGTACAGTAACATTTTTCGGATCTAATTTAGATGGTACTTTACAGTCCACAGTTAGAAATTCTTTAGCATTTACAAATAATAGACCCGCTTTAGGAGGTGGAAACGGAGATACAAACGAGGATATAAGAAGAAAATCAATAGCTCAATATCCAACCCAATTACGTACTGTAACTAAAGATGATTATGCTATTAGATCTTTATCTTTACCTTCAAAGTTTGGTAAAGTATCTAAAGTATATGTTTCTCAAGAAGACGGAAGACGAGATAGATCTCTTGAAGAAAGATATGATACAAATGCTTTGGCTTTATATCTTTTATCAAATAATTCTCAAAATAAATTAACTGTAGCTGACCCTGCCTTAAAACAAAATCTTAAAACGTTTTTAGGTGAATATAGGATGCTAACAGATGCTATTAGAATTAAAGATGCTTTTGTAATTAATATTGGAGTTAATTTTGATATTATAATTCAACCTAACTATAATAACAGATTAATTATTAATAATTGTATTGATGCTCTTACAGCATATTTTGATATTGATAAATGGCAAATTAATCAACCTATTTTAATTAACAATCTTCGTAACGTACTTGATAATGTAGATGGTGTTCAAACTGTTAAAAAACTAGAAATAGTAAATAAAGTAGGAGAATCCTTAGGATATTCTAAATATGCATATGATATCAAAGGATCAACTATAAACGAAATTTTATACCCTTCCTTAGATCCCTCAATTTTCGAATTAAGATACCCCGATACTGATATCCAGGGTAGAATAGTAACAAACTAATAACATGGCAGTATATAAAATATTTCCCGAAAAAGATGCTTTTATCCAATCTAAATTTCCTGCTCAAAATACAGGTTTAGATGAGATTTTAGATATTTCAAATTATAATGGAATTAATGTTCAGTCATCTGCTCAAGGTGACTTGCCTGCTGTTACACGTGCGTTAGTTCAATTCAAAACAACGGATATAAACGATGTAGTTAACAATACAATAGGCGACGCGGCATTCCAAACCAACTTGAAATTATACATGGCATACGCTGAAAACGCGCCATTAAACTATACCCTAGAAGCATATCCTATATCTGGAGCTTGGGATATGGGAACTGGTAGAGTAAGTGATGTTCCACAAACTACAAATGGTGTTTCATGGGGTTGGAGAAGTGAATCTGGCTCAAATGCTTGGACTACAGACGGAGGAGACTGGTATACAGATCAATCAGGTTCATCTCAAGATTTTGTTTACACAAGTGATAAAGACATTTCAATGGATGTTACTGACATGGTTAAACTATGGAACAGTAGCTCAATTGATAATCACGGCTTCATAGTTAAACACAGTGCGAGTATCGAATTTTCATCTTCATACGTTGAAACCGCTTATTTTTCCGTAGATACACACACAATATACCCACCTACACTAGAATTTAAGTGGGACGATTCAACTTATTCAACTACATTACCTCCCGTAACTGGTAGTGATTTCATTTTGTCTTTTACAAATTTAAAACAAGAATTTGAAGACAGTGGAATATATAACTTTAAACTAAGAGCAAGAGATACTTATCCTGCTAGGTCATTCCAAACTAGTTCTGTATATTTAGATGCTAAAGTACTTCCTACATCCTCTTATTGGGGTCTAAAAGATTCAAAAACAGGAGAAATGGTAGTAGATTTCGATACTTCATATACAAAAATTAGCTCCAATAATGAAGGAAACTATTTTACAGTTTATATGGACGGGTTAGAACCAGAAAGATATTATCAACTAATGGTTAAGACTGTAGTTGGAAATGAAACAATGGTAATTGAAGATAAAGGAAACTATTTTAAAGTAGTTAGATAATGGCTAAACAAGAGGTAAAACTTAATAAACAGGTATTTGGAAAAGTATCCTACCCTAATGTTGTAGATACTGAATTTAGACAGCTAGTTAAACCCGAACAAGCCGTTGAAATTGAAGATCCTATGACCGTAGCAGAATTTTTTGCTGAATACGATCGTTTATTTTATGAAATTCCTCAAAGAGGTAGCTTTGGTTCTCATGAAGAATTAGTAAATAGAAGTGCAGGGTATATAGGTGTAGTAGGACAATCAGAAGAAATTCAAGCTTTACTTGATGAAATTAATGATTTGAGAACACAACTTATAACATCACAACAGGAAATCGTTAACATGAGTACTACAATATAATATGGAAAAAACGAGTGTCGTATTTACCCCCTTAGATCCTTATATTGCACAGGACTACACCACACAAGATGTTAACTTATTAAATGAGTTTTCACTCAATAGAGATTTCGGTGCAGAACAAGATACAGTAGAATATCAAGTATATTCAGCTACAAATCAATTGTTGGCTATTAATTACAATTTCAAGAATTATTCAGTTCAATCAACAACTCAAAACTCTAACTTATATGATACCCTTTATTTAGATCCTACTCAAGATGTTAAGGATGCAGGGTTTGACATAGGGAAATATAATACTGTATACTACTTTTACAGACCTATATTTTTAAGTAATTCAAGTACTAAATTTTATATTAAAGAAATTTCTTCGGATAGAACCGAAATCAAAATTTCTACAAACGATCTATCTTATAATGCTGTAAGTACTTCATATTTAAATTATTTAACATCTAAAAATTCCAAAAGTTTTTATTCTGATTTCCTTTTAAATTTTGGAAATAATAATACAGTAATAGGAGTTAACAGTTTATTAGATACTACATCTACAAACGAGCCTAGTATTTTTATTAAACTATATGAGCCTTTACCAGCTAATATTAATCTTAAGAATACATTATGGGTTGTAGAACAGGTATCTGACCCTTATTCGTTTAATGTTAATATTGAATTTGAAGCTGAAGCTACAGAAGAAGTTGAATATTTAAGAGGCCCAAATACTAATATTGAGTTAAACTTGGCAACTAATATGCCTACTACTTATTTTAATTTAAATCAAGTATTAGATACTAGTTTAACATCCTCTTATCAACAGGTAAAATCTATATTAGAAGAAAAAAGTGTTGATATTAATATTGACCATACTGAATATACAAACTTTGTTCATTTTTCTTCTGCAAATGAGAGGTTAATTAATTTTAAGTATAAGTTAACCCAAATTCAAAACTATCAAAGTGATTTAAATCAATTAAAATCTTTAGATACATTAACAGATCAAACTTCTATTTCAGCTTCCAAAGCAACAATACAAGAGAATATAGATACATTAATTGAACAATTTGATAATTACGAATATTATCTATACTTTGAATCTGGAAGTAAAGCGTGGCCTAAATCAAATTCATTACCTCCCTATGATAATTTTTCTGTAGCTGCTACTGCTTCACTTGACTGGTATGGATCCTCTGATGAAGATAGTCCTTACTATGGAGGGCAAATATTATCTGCTTCTCTATATGATGATAATAACAGAAATTATATTTGGAATACTTTACCTGCTTATGTAAAAGACGATCCACAAAACCAAAATCTAGAACTTTTAGTAGCAATGCTAGGTCAACATTTCGATTATGTTTGGACTTATACTAAAGCAATTGGCGATTTAAAAAATGCTGATAACAGAACAGATTATGGTATCTCAAAAGACTTAGTAGCAGATACACTTCGTTCTTTAGGTATTAAATTATATACTTCAAATAAAACAAACGAAGATCTATTTTCCGCTTTAACCGGAATCACCCCCTCAGGTTCACTTGTTCCGGATACAGGTTCTTATAGAATAGAAAACTATATTTCTGCCTCAACAGAACCCATTTTATATGATGATGTAAATAAAGAGATATATAAACGTATTTACCATAACTTACCTTACCTATTAAAAACTCGTGGTTCATATAGAGGTTTAAGAGCTCTCTTAAACTGTTTCGGTATTGAAGATTCTATTTTAAGAATATACGAGTATGGGGGTATACAAAAGAACGTACAACAAGTTACCCAATATTTTGAAAATCACGTTTACGCTTTAGCTACTCACACTTCAAGTGTAGTTGAAGTTCCCTGGCTACCTTCCCTTATGCCTATGGTTGGGGATAATTGGGAGGACATGGACGTTGACTGGAACAATATTGAAGGTTGGTGGAATGGAGTACTTGCTGAAGATCAAGTACCAGATACAATTGAATTTAGATTCAAAACAACAGGTATACCTTCTGCTTCTCATTACACCCAATCCTTATTTCAAGTAAATAATAGTGATTCATCTTCTCAATTTGGAATTCAATTACTTTACCCCTCAGAATCAATTGCTTCTTCAAATGGTGTTTATGATCATTATGGGGAGTTAAGATTTATTTTATCTGGTTCACAAGGATATACTTCTACAAATCCTATTTTCTTACCTTTTTTTACAGGAAGTTTTTGGTCTCTTAAATTAAATAGGGATAATGCCCAAGTAAATTTAAATGATACAGGTTCAGATCAAAATTATAATCTCATTGTAAAACAAGGAAAATATGATGGACATAATGGGTTTATAGAACAACAAGGCTCAGCTAGTTTATTTATCTCAGGTTCAACTTCTTCTTCATATAATGAGGGATGGTCAACTTATACATTTACCTCAGGTAACCAACAACTACATGGTTATTTAGGAGGTGCAAGTAGTAGTAACGTTATAGCACCTGATGGTGTTGTATTTGATGGTGAATATCAAGAATTTAGATATTGGATTACAAATTTATCTCAATCTGTATTTGACCAACACGTACTAAACCCAACCTCATTTGCTGATAATGATATAACATCTTCCTACTATAATTTAGTTTACCGTTTACCTTTAGGAAACTACGATTTCATCTCAGGTTCAGATGGGGACAATATGGTAACTTCTGTACACCCTATGGTAACAGGTTCTGTAGCTCCTACAGGTTCATTCTTAGGTACAGGTTCATCAACTATAAATTATGGTATTATAACTAATTTTACAACTAACAGCTTTGTATCTGAAAGTAAGATAGATTTAATTCAAGGTCCTGATATGGGTGCCTTTACTCTAAACGAAAACAAAATTAGAGTAACAAACAATGAAGTTATATCTGGATCAACACTCTCTGCTTATGTCTCAGTACAACAAAACATTTTAAGTAGTTCATATATAGATTTTACTGCTGACTTAGATGTTGCTCAAATTGCAATATCACCTCAAGATAGTATAGATCAAGACATTAAAAATCAACTTGGATGGTTCGATATAGATACTTATATAGGAGATCCTTCAAATTCAAGTTCATTAAATTATTCAGGTTTAGAAGAACTAAAAGCCTTTTATTACAAAAAATACTATAAGAAAACAAGTATTTTAGAATCTGTTAAATTATTATCTTACTTTGATAGTTCGTTATTTAAGATGTTAAAGGATTTTGTTCCTGCTAAAACATTACTTAAAACGGGTTTAGTAATTAAGCCTACTATTCTAGAAAGACCAAAACAAGAACGTTTTGAACCTTCTTTTACCTATATAGACTATTCAGGATCTATTAGTATAGTTAATATTACAGGATCTACCCCTATGGGAGTACCTTTAAATACAACATATACAAGTGAAATTCCAATTTTATCAAGTTCAGCAGATACTATTACTGATTCAGGTATATTTTATAATTTTACAGATAATAGAGAACCCTTTACCGGAGAATATAGTGGAAGTGAATTAAAGGTTTATTCACAACCTTCAACAAGTGTAATAACTGAAATAAGTTATTTCAATACTGAAGTAGATAGTGATACCTTAATTTCATACTCTCAAATACCTTTAAACCCTACCTTTAATAATATTTTAGAAGCTAGAAAATCTGTTCAATATATGGATTTAGATTATTCTTCTAATATAGTTACTCCTGTAAACATCGGATTTATTACTAGTAGATCATTTAGTGAAATAACAGAACAAGATTCTTCATTTTTAGATGCTCCTGTTCAAGATAGTAACTATACTTTATTACGTAACATAAATCCACGTTATTTAGGATCTAAAACAACCTCTAAATTATATAATACGTATACTTTAGGAGACACTTCATATGGTCAAACAGCAGCAATTGATCTAAATTCACTTAAATTTGCTTATTTCTCTGAAATTGTAGAAACTGGATCTATTTTCCCAGAAAGATCAAATGTATATGTTAAATATTTAATTG